TTACGCTTTATGGAAGGTGACGAGCTCAGGACGGGCGATGCGCAGGTAATCCTGGGTATCCATAATCACGGATTTCTCCAGCAGGCCGGCGTTAAACGCGATTTCGTCAAAGCGCTCGAACAGCAGCGGGTCGGCAACCAGCGCCAAATCAGGATGGAAGCTAAAGGGCGGGATTGCGCCGAAAACGCAGGCGGTCAGAGCATCGACTTCCGCCGGGCTGGCGAGGGAGGCTTTTAGCCCGCCAAAATGGCTGGCAAGCTGGCTCAGGTCAGCCTGCAGATCGGCGGCGAGGATCGCCAGAACGTGTTTTTTTACGCCGTTTCCCTTCACCTTGCAGACCAGGGCTTTTGCGCCTTGCCGCAGGTCGGTCCCGCGAATTTCACTTACCGCTTCACATTTCCCGACAGCCTCGTGCTCCATGACGCGAAACCGCGCGCCCTGCTCGGTGAGTAAGGTAATCAGTTGCTGGTGGGTTCCTGCCTCAATAACGTCGTCAGTCATAACGATTTCCCGGTGATAATCCAGTATGCAGCATTCTACATTAGCACGGGATGAGCGGGGTCGAAAGAAAACAGCCAGCGGGCTCGCTGGCTGTTGGGTTATGCGTTGCTGGTAGCAGACTGTTTGTGGAACAATTCGATGATTTTTATTTTATTGTTATATAAGGTTAATTTTTCTTCCCCAAATCATCCCCAAAACAAATCCCCAAAACTCATATAACGCCAGCTTATCATTTGGCACTTTCTAAAAGTTATCTATCTCGCTAAATCACAAGTTTGTTCCACTCCAGACCACGATCATCTCCGTACATTGTGCTCATCGCTTCAGTTTTATGCCCAAGCAAAGTTTTGACATCAATACCCTGTGCTTTATAGATTCTAGATGAAAGCGAACGCTGCTCATGAAATGGGGGCAGGGCAATACAATCCTTTGGCCAGTCAATATTTGCTTTATCTCTCGCTTCTTTGAAATACTTAGATATTGTTTTTTCAGGAACGTGAGAACCAGCTTTACCGTAAGCATGATGTTTCACGTGGTGTATCAGATACGGGCTCACAACTCTGTCTCGACACTTACTTATTACTTCTGCAAGCGTCATGCCAATAGCATCACACCGTAAATTTAAAGGAATAGCTAACTTCATTCCTGTTTTACTTTGGGTTATATGAAGATGATTATCCCATATATCGCTAAACTTCATCGCCACTATGTCGCCAATACGTTGACCCGTCACCAAAGCCAATAGCATGGAATTCTGAGCGCATGGTGGCAATGTTCCCGCACTTTCATAGATTAGCTTCCATTGTTCGATACTGAGCCTGCTTCGCTTGACCTTTGCTATCGGATTTTTAACTGCTAAAGCAGGATTGTAGCCGGGCTCAACCTCACCAGCATGTTGAGCCTCTTTAAATACGTCGTTAAGCACGCTCCTAATCAGCTGACCCATTCGATGTTTACCTTCAGACTTATATTCATCAATAATTTTTGCGATTAACTTCGTGTCAACATCTTTTAGGCGAACGTTAGGAGCTCTGTCAGCCAGAACTTGAGCACATAACCTCCTGGATTTTACGGTCGGTTTTTTTATTTCTCCGTCACGCATCCTTTCCATCTGAATATCTACGTACCTTTTTATCCAGTCTGCGACTCGAATTCCTTTCTCTTTCTTATCTGTCTTCTTAATGGCCATATCGATAAGAGCGAAGGATTGGCGTGTTTCCTGCTCAGATGTTATCCGATTTAACTCCGTAGCAGCAGCTTTGGCTGCCTCTTCATCTGTTCCAAAACCAACAAATGTTCCAGTGACAGGGTGGCGATATTGCCAGTAGATTTTTGATGTACGTTTATCCAACTTGCAATACAGGTTAGGTATTTTAACGTTATGCTTTCTGGGGCGAGCTGCCATTTATTGCTTTCTCCACTAACTGGCGAGCCTTGTCTGATAATGATGATGAAATATCAACATTGCTTACCATGCCAATAAAACGAGCGTCCTCATCTATAACCCAGCGGCGACCTTGCTTTAAAGCTGGTGGGAAAGTTTGCTTGGTCTTGGCTATTTTGTTCAGTGCTGAGTTGCTTAATGGATATTTGAAGCCATTAGGACCCGACGCCCACTCATGAAGTGTTACTAACTGCCCCATACGTTGATCTCCACTTAACCGGCTGCACCCGGCTATCTCTTATAGAAAATGCAAGTTGAGCAACCACCTCGGAGCCCATCATTGCAGGTACGACATCTTTTTGTTTCGGTGTAATAGAGCTGGTGGACCATCTCCTTTGGCATTAGGACCGGCATCGGCACGCGGATAACCAGCTTTTTGAGCCTGTCGATTTCTCCGGTCAGTTCCAGCAGACGGGAGCGGCAATCCTCTGCCTCCTCTCGCCACCAGGCCACGTCTGCTTTAAGGCGGCGCATGCGCCGATGTTTGAGTTTACTGGCCATCGATATTGATCTTGATAGCAAAGACCTTAACCGGGTCGGGCCCGAAGTGCGGATGAGTTATCATCTTCACTTCGTAACCAGCATACGGAACGTCGATGCGTTTGCTCTCGTCGTCGCGCTTAGGATAGCCTCGGGTGATAATCAGGCGGTCGAAGCGTCGAGGTAATTGCTGGTTATGGCCATGTGAGAGCCTTCGGCACCAGTATGGATTTACCAGGCGATACTCTTCGGTTTTCTCACCAGACTTCATCTGGTCGAAGTATTCACCGTTAACAGCTAACTGCAGGTTAGTCATTCCAGGCCTCCAGCTCGTTCTGAATCTCTTCGTCGATTTCATCGTTGCTGGCTTCTTCGTTGAGGTAGTCTCGCGCCTCTTTGAGGTATTGTTCGCGACGTTCGCCATACCAGGCAGAGAACTCCGGAGACCATCCGTTATCGACACCACAAAAATCAACCCTGGCATTTCTTTCGGCCATGCTCTGAACCATGCAGTCAGCGGTTGTCAGCGCAGCATCGCGGATATAACCGCGCAGGTCACGCTTGCGCCACCATGGACTTAACTTTGAATCGCAGACGCCCTTAAACTCAACTTCCCAGCGACGAATGCAACGAGAATTAAGTGATTTGCTCATGACTGTACTCCTTTGCGAAGCTGGGCGGCGAACTCATAGGCGGCATCCGGCAGAGAACGGTAATAAGCCTTAGCCTCAACAAATACCGAGTTTTCTTCACCGCAATAGGCAGCAAACATTTCCGCGCCCTGAGCACGTACTTCAGCTAGGAAAGCGTCGGTGGCCGGGGTTTTGATTTTCTTCGCTGCGGCCTCAATTTTTTCTTTCGTTTCGCTACCAATTTCGCTTGAGCCCAGCTTTCCGATGAAGCCAACAATTTGGTCAGGGAACTGCTTCAGCCCCGCATTCTCCGCAGCCAGCGCAGAAGCATCATTGCGAACCTTACGCAGTTCCAGAACAGCAACCTGAACTGCATAAGCGAACATAGCGGAAGGGCGGTTACAATCGGTCTCAGCATCGCGCTGCATGTTGACTGCAACAGTCATAAGTTCATCCAGCTGTTCGCCGGTCATTGGTTTATTGGCTGTCATGATTATTTTCCTGCTGCAGTTTGTGTTGTTTAACGAAGTGGGCCACAGCTTTTGACTGGCTGGTGACGATCCCATTTAGGATGACGTTTTTGCCGCGATAGATTTGAGCGGTACCGATCTCAATGCCTTCCAGTTTCACGTAGAGCGTTTTGCCTACTACCTCTGTTTCAGGCACTGGCTGTGAAAGGCGGTATGTTTCACGCGCTTCCGCAATCGCTTTGTGCTCGTCCATAATGGCCAGCGCTTCAGCAAGGGCAGCGCCTTCAAGAGTGAATACACCCTCATCACTGATGGTTGCCTGTGCCATAAGCTCAACGAAACGGCGCGCGTTCTTTACGCTGAGTTCCGGAGCGATAGAACTGCGGGTAACTTTCGTTTTCCCCTGGGCAGCCGCTACAGCCTTATCGTGCTGAAGAACTTTTCCGGCCTGTTCGCCATACTCCATAACGCGATCAACCGCGACATCGACTGACACCGCACCGGATTTAACTTCCTGCTGAACGTCATGGTTCGCCTTGCTCAGGAGCAGCAACTTCTCTACCGTGGCCACTGACTTATTGACCAGTTTTGCGATCTCGCTGGTGGTCTGGTTGAAAGCGTTATGAAGCTCCTGAATAACAGCTGCCTGTTCCATATCGGAGAGCGGCAGCTGGTTGTTACTGGTCATGATGCGCGCCAGGCGCTGCACATCGTTACCGTTGAACGGCATGATGTGGATGCGGTCTACTGGCTTGCCAGCTTCAGCACAGCGCGCGTAGCAACGACGGCGACGGTGACCTTCCACAACCCACACACCACCTTCATCACGGGCGATAACTTCCAGCGGTGGAACTGATCCGCCGTTCATCAGATAGTTGAACAGGTCATCATCAGCCTGGCGGGTGCGATCATCGTCTTCACGCTTGTTGAAACCTTCACGAACATGGATATCGGAAAGAGCGATGAACATCCCGGTGTCGGTGCGCTTAATCACACCTGCCTTGGTCATTTGCTTGAATGAGTTAGCCATCAGAGAGAAACCTCGTTATTCAGGGAAATGACGACACGAGGCAGCTCACGGAGTTCTCGCTGAGCTTCCAGCAGGTGCATGTTGGTAGGCGTTTTGGTGTGGCGCTCTTCGATGCGGTCGCACTCTTTGGCCCAACTGGCAACATCTTCACGAAGGGTGGCGTTCTGCTCAGCCAGTTCCTTACGTTGCGCCATCGCTTCACACAGCGCGACGCTGGTATAGTCCAGGCGTGTAGCCAGTTCGTTCATCAGCTGAGCTGACGCAACAGGTAGGAACTTTGCTGCGGTACGAGCTGCATCTACCAGTTGCTCGCGGGTCATACGTGGTTGTAACTCGGCGACGTTCTGTGTGTTCGTCATGGATAGTTTCTCCGTATTATAAGCGCTCTGCACAGCGCTGATTTTTGGTTGCACGAATCCCTCGCCAGATGGCGACAAAAAATAAAGGGGTTTCGTTTTAGTAAGCACCCAACCAGGGCACTTAGTGAAACGGGCGGCTGCCACCGCCAGTTAGCTTCTCCACAATTGGGAGCGCGTTCCCCTGAGGTTGATTTAACGACTGAGGCCTCTCAAGTAACCGGCTGAACGCGCTTTCAATTGTGAAAAGGGGCGGTCGACATTAAGGGATTCAAACTGCCGACCGCCAAGACTACACACAGCATCTGGTACAGCGACTACGGTTTACACAACTGGGAGCGCACTCCGTTCGTTTACTTACCTGTCATCCACAACCGATAGTTGATGGAATGCGCTTTCATGTTGTGTGCCGGGATTCCACCGGCTCCCATCTGTTTTTTAAGCCACTCAGATATCGTCTGGGCTGTCACCTGATCGCCACGCTGGTGAAACGTCTCTGGCTGTCGTACACAACTGGCTTGCACATTCCGGCTACCCGCTGGATCGGGATACTGCCTAAGGAATCCCCGGACCGCTGCGGCACATGTGCCATATACCGTACCGCTAACCTACCGATGGTCTTAAACATCATCACCCCGGCGCACAATGAGTATCACCAATAGTGATTAAATGGTCAACACCTGTAGTGATAAAAATATCACGCCTAGTGTTAACTTGATGATTAGTAAGGTGAAAAAAGATGCAAAAAAAAAGAGCCGATTGGCTCCTTATTCGAAGATAGTTTCAGGCCATTGGGCCTTAACAACTTTGCCTATTATCCTGCAATTCTCATTACATTCAATGGCCTGATAGCGAGGGCTAGGGTTTAGAGGTTCGAGCCAGGGTTTCCCGTCTTCACGAACAAATTTTTTAAAAGTGACCTCTGAATCGTTGAATATACCAGCAACACAGAAATCACCGGGCTCAACGTCTTGTTCTGGATCTATGAGTATGAGCATTCCCTCAGGAAAGCTCGGCTTTACTCCTGGAGGAGCAGTCATTGAATGGCCTGATACCTCAAGCCAAAATGCAGAATCGCTGGCTTTAACAGTGGTTGAAACCCACTCCTTCGCATCGCGTTCTGTGTATGAATTAACTGGGCAAAATGATCCCGCTTGCACTTCGGTTAATAGCGGGTACTCATACACAGAGGATTGATTTCTTCCGTTAGCAATCGCCTCAAACATAGCTGATATCTCAGCTGCAAGGGATGGACTGAAATCATCGACTTTTACCCCGAGAATTTTAGCGAACTGTGCAGCATGAGTAGCGTTGATAGCGTTGGTGCCATTCAGTAACTGAGCGACACCACTTTGCCCCATACCCATTTGTTCAGCCAAAGTCTCCTGTGAGAGCCCCAGCGCTTTTTTCTTGGACTCAAAGATAGCTTTCAGCCTGCTGGCGTCGGCAATTTGTTCGGCGGTCAATGGTTTCTTTTTCATTCTCATAATTTATCACCGCACGGCATAATCACCAATCACCGCTAGTGTTGACTTATTTATCACTAACAGTGATACTCCTTATGTGCAAACCACGAGGAAAACCAATGAAGATTATTCCGCTCTCTGAATATGTTTTGGAAAACGGTCAGGCCAAAACAGCTGAGGCTCTTGGGGTATACCAAAGCGCCATCAGTAAAGCCCTCAAGCGTAATCGCCGGGTAAATATCCTGGTTAACGAAGACGGGAAAATTGAAGCCGAGGAAGTACGACCATTCCCTAACAAAAACAAACCTGCTGATCCTGACGTTGCAGTAACACCGTAACCCAGCATTCAGCATTACGTAACTACCAAAGGAAAAACAACATGGTAGAGCCAAGCCTGAAAGAAGTAGTTAAAGCGATGTGCAAATCGTACCCCGGTGGCCGTGAGGCTATGGCCGGTGCTCTTGGCATGTCAGTAACGCAGTTCAACAACAACCTGTACGAGAAGAACGGTTGCCGCTTCTTTGAAGTGAACGAGCTGGAGGCGATGGAAGACATTTCAAACACGTCTCTCCTGGCTGATTACTTCGCGCAACGTCGCGGCGCTCTGCTGGTGGACGTTCCGCAGCTGGAAGACCTCGATCGCGTAGACCTGTTTACCCGCGCTATGAGAACTGCAGCAGCACGCGGACAGGTTGATCAGATTATCCAGAAAGCCCTGGAAGATGGAGTGATTGAGCCGCATGAAGCTGAAGAGATTCACGAACATCACCGCCGTCACCTGGCTGCGCGTGAAGAAGAAATCCGCGCGATTGTCGCGCTGTTTAGCCGGAATAAATCCCCAAAAAAGTGACGCCAGCGGGCGTGCAGGCCCCTGGCGTCTTGGCGTGTCGTATTCAGTGGAGAAACTAACGCATGAACAGTTTAAACCGATTAAGACCAGCGAAGCAATTCAGATGCCTTCCACTGGTGGGAAAAGACTCCCCGTTCGGCTATGTGGAGAGATTAAACGACCAGCCTGGTGAGAACAACTACCAGCCTGAGAACGCGATGGTAGAGGCTTTTGCTCAGATGAATGAGAAGGGGCGTGAGGAATGGCTGAAGTTAACCGGCGATTCAAAGACCACTACGGCGTCCCGGTCCGTGTCATCAGGTGGGAGCCACAGACTCGACGCGTTATATACCTTCGCGAAGGGTACGATCATGAGTGCTTCAGCCCTCTTGAGCAATTCCAGCGTAAATTTACAGAGTTAAAGGACGACCATGAGCCTGTTGATGCCATCCCGGCCGATAGTGATAAACCCTGACCTTGCATACAGCATTGGCCTTAACGAGGCTATTGCGTTGCAGCAGGTTAACTACTGGCTTAAAGAAACCACCTCCGGACTGGAGCGTGACGGCGTGCGCTGGATTTACAACACCAACGAGCAGTGGCTTGAGCAGTTCCCGTTCTGGTCTGAGTCTACGCTGAAGCGCACATTCACCCGCCTGAAGAACCTCGGCGTGCTCAAAGTTGAGCAACTGAACAAGTCTCAGCGCGACATGACGAACTATTACACGATCAACTACGAAAGCCCGCTTTTAGATGAGGTCAAAGTGACCAAATCGAAGAGTTCAAAATGCACTCTTCCATCATGTCAAAATGAACCGATGGAAGAGGTCAAAGTGGAACGCTCCAACGGGTCAAAACGAACCGCTCTCATCAGGTCAAATTGCACTGATGTTCTTACAGAGAATACAACAGAGAATACTACAGATATTAAAAACCCTATTTGTCCGGTTGCGCCGCAACCAGACGGTGATGTGTTGATCACCGATCAGGCTAAACAGGTTTTAACCCATCTGAACCAGGTGACAAGTTCGCGTTATCAGGTTTCAACAACCTCCCTGCAAAACATTCGTGCCCGAATCGTGGAAGGTTACACCGTTGAAGAGTTATCGCTGGTGGTGGATTACTGCAACGCCAAGTGGAGCGAAGACCTCACGATGTCGGCTTACCTTCGCCCACAGACTCTTTTCCAGCCAACAAAGTTTCCTGGCTACCTGAAATCGGCTAACAGCTGGGCCAAAGCTGGGCGTCCACCTCGCATCAACGGAGAGTGGGCCCGAGAAGATGGTGTTTTCCGTTCCAGCTTCCAGAACACTGATTACAGCAAAGTCCCCAACGGTTTCAGAGGAGCGAACTCATGAGCTTTCTCAAAACAATCCAGCTGTTCGTTGCCAATAACCCTGGACTGACGAACAAGCAGATTGCCGCTGCGCTACCTGATTACGAGTTGCATAGCGTTCAGCGTGCGGTATGCCGCCTGGTCATGCTTAACCGCGCTGAGCGCAAAGGTGTGCGTCCTAACTTCCGTTACTACGCAAAAGCTCCGACAGGACCTATTGGGCCGATCATCCCACGTACGCCGATCGAAAAAGCTAAAGTAATCCCTGAGCCAAAACAGGAAACAGCACCAAACCAAGCTGTCAATGCGATGATGGACAAGGCTAAAGAGTTATCTGACAAGGGACTTTATCTGCGTGCTGCGACCGTTCTGATGGAGGCATTCAATCGCTCAAAGAACGAAACCATGCGAGCCAAAATTCTCAAAGAGCGTAAGCGCTGCCTGAGCATGGCGCCGAGGGTTAAAACCACCGGTGATGGCTGGTGTCTGGCTGGCCGAGCGAGGAACGTCTGATGAAATACTCTCTGATTTACGCTGACCCAGCCTGGGAATACGGCAACACCGTCAGCAACGGCGCGGCTAATAATCACTACGGTACGATGAAGCTTATCGACATGAAGCGTCTTCCGGTCTGGGACCTGGCTGCCGATGATGCTGTTCTGGCTATGTGGTTCACCGGCACGCACACCAAAGAAGCGATTGAACTGGCTGAAGCATGGGGCTTCAAGGTCCGCACGATGAAGGGCTTCACCTGGGTTAAGTTCAACACGCTGGCAGAGCAGCACATCAACAAAGCTCTTCAGGCTGGTGGAGTAGAGGACTTTTACGACTTCCTCGAGCTGCTTAACGAGCAAACCCGCATGAACGGCGGAAACTACACCCGAGCCAATACCGAAGACATGCTGATCGCAACCAGGGGGAATGGACTTGAACGCCAGTGCGCCAGCATCAAACAGGTTATCTACAGCCCGCTTGGTGAGCACAGCCAGAAACCAGCAGAGGCCCGTTTCAGGCTGGAGAAGCTTTACGGTGACGTTCCGCGCATTGAACTCTTCAGCCGCTGTGGTGCGCCTGGCTGGGACCACTGGGGTAATCAGGCTGAGTCAGCTGCAGTTGAATTGATTCCCGGCGTTGCTGTTCCGGTGGCAAATAACCGGGAGCATGCAGCATGAAGAAGCTATCAACCGAGCAGGATAACGCGGTTCGTGATGTTGCTCGTCAATGCAGCACCGCGCTTAAGAAAGCCATCACAGAGAACCCCTCAGCAGGGTGGAACTCAATAGCAACGCCGATCCTGAAGGAATATCACGAGAAGGTTAAGCCTATGGGGGTGAGCCTTATGATGTTCTACAGCATCATCGGGCGGCTTAACGGTCGCTTTGGTCGCTACAAAGGCCGAATTGGGGAGGAGTCATGATCGAATTAACGCCGCGTCAAAGTGAAGTGTATGAAGCTATCAAGGTTCACATTGAAAAGATTGGCTTCCCTCCAACGTTGATAGAGCTTGCTGAACTGATTGGTTGCTCATCGCAGAACGCTGCTGCTGAGCATGTGAAGGCGCTAAAGAAAAAAGGTTACATCTCCATTGCTCCTGGCGTTGCCAGGGGCATTACCGTCGTCAAAACAGAATTGGATGCTGATCCGGTAGCGATCATTAAAGGACTGTTATCCGGTGGAGACAAGGCAAGAGTTAACGCTGTTGAATGGCTGAAAAAGCAGGGAGTGACTGTATGAAACTGGTGCTCCCGTTCCCGCCGAGCGTAAATACCTACTGGCGAGCCCCTAACAAGGGACCGTTAAAAGGCCGCCATCTTATCAGTGAGAAAGGCAGGGCATATCAGAGTGCGGCATGCGCAGCGATTATTGAGCAGCTGCGTTGCCTTCCAAAACCATCATCATCGCCAGCAGCGGTGGAGATCCTTCTCTTTCCGCCAGATGCACGCTGCCGGGACATCGACAATTACAACAAGGCTCTATTTGACGCGCTTACACATGCTGGCATCTGGGAGGATGACAGCCAGGTACAGCGAATGCTGGTGGAGTGGGGCCCTAAAGTTCCGGGTGGCAGGGTTGAAATATCGATCACTAAACATCAACCAGCCGTAGGAGTAATAAGGTGAGAGCAATACTGACACCTGAAGTAGCACCAATGTCGGGAGTTGTGCTGTTCCGCCCAGGAAACGAGCTGCTGTGGCTGTTTCGTCGCGGAAGGGTAGTGATTGAAACGCCTTCCGAAGCAATCCAGCACCTGCCATCTGGCCTGATTCCTGAAGCCCACCAGCCACTGATAGATGATGTCAGTATGAAGGAGCTTTTCCTGAACGAGCGGGTTATTCAGCGTGCTGGTGGGCTTAGCAGTCTTGATGCCTGGCTGGAGCGTAAATTCGAATGTCAGTGGCCCCATAATGACTGGCATTCAAAGGACTTTACTGTAATGCGGCACGCACCTGGAAGCATTCGCCTTTGCTGGGGCTGCGATAACCAGTTGCGTGAACAAACCACTGAAAGACTGGCAGGAATTGCCATGCAGAACCTGGTAAAATGGCTGCTCGAAAGGGTGAATATTATGCTGGGTTTCAGTGCTGACCACACCCTGACGCTTCCGGAGTTCTGCTGGTGGATGGTACGTAACGATCTGGCTGACCTTATTCCTGAACCACTGGCTAACCAGGCACTCAGGATTAAGCCTGAATCTCACAGCTCAGTGATGCGGGAAAGCGACATTGTGCCGTCATTACCGGCTACTGAAATCCTCCAGGAGAAAGTTAAGAAGATAGTCACGGTGAAGGTCGATCCTGAATCACCGGAATCTTTCATGCTGAGGCCAAAGCGCCGCCGCTGGGAGAATGATAAGTACACCCGCTGGGTGAAGTCGCAGCAGTGCAGTTGCTGCAATAACCCAGCAGACGACCCCCACCACCTGATAGGCCACGGGCAGGGTGGAATGGGTACCAAAGCGCACGACCTGTTTGTGATACCGCTGTGCAGAGCGCATCACGATGAGTTGCACGCTGATCCTGTGGCATTTGAAGCGAAATACGGCGACCAATTGGTACTGTTGTTTCGGTTTTTAGATCGTGCGCTTGAAATCGGCGTACTGGTATGAATAGTGGAGAAAACATGCGTGACATTCAGATGGTTTTAGAGCGTTGGGGGGGTTGGGCTGCGAGTGATAGTTCCGGTGTTGATTACTCATCAATAGCCGCTGGTTTCAAAGGACTTCTTCCCTCAACAAGCAAATCCCGCCTGTCATGTACTGATGACGATGCCCTAATTATCGAGGGGTGTTTAGCTCGGCTTCAAAAACGTAAACCGTATGAGCATTCGCTCTTGGTTGCACATTATTTGTATGGCATCTCAAAGCGAAAAATAGCTAAATCGCGAAAGAAGGACGAGAAATTGATACGCATTGAGATACAGATGGCAGAGGGGTTCATAGATGGTTGTTTGTCTATGATAGACGTACGGTTAGATATGGATTGAGAAAAAAGGGCACGGAAGCCCTTTTAAATATATGGTAAAATCAAATTAATCTTACGCCAAGTAAATCCAAACATTATAATTGCCACTGCCAATAATGATAGTGATTGAATTATGAGTATGAACTCTATTTTTTTCTCATTAAATATTAATTGTTCGCTGGCAAACATTGCTACAAGTGAAATCAAGCACGCTGTAATTAAAGTCGCTCCAGCAGCTAATAAATTCGTTATTATACCTTGAAGTATATTGTTGTTTTTTAGAGCCTTCAATACACCATTTGAATTAGCGCTAGCTGCACTGAAAATAGAAATGGTGGCTAGCACAAAACCAAATAATATTCCCGACACAGTAGAGATAACCCCTGCTGATGTAAGGATGTCATTATGTTGCATTTGAGGAACATACTTCATTAAAAAGTATGTCACAAAAATGCTACCTATTATATTCACTATATATCTCAATAGCATAAACTATACCTTCTTAGTGCTTATGTCATACTGGATAAGATATCCTTTATTATCAATCTTAGCAGAAATCATCGCTTGGAGCACATCGCTATCTGTGCCATAGCCGTTAACGGTATAGATGTTTTTTTCCGATATGAGCACCTGCTCAAGAAGACTCTGCTCGGCTGTGTTTTTTGGCTGTGTTACTGCTGCTTTTTTGACAATGCCTGGTATTTTTTCCAATAATTCTTTAATACCATCTTTTACCACATCAGAAAGATATCCTTTGACTTTAACTCTTCCAGAGGCTCTTCCTCTAAGATTGATTTTTAAATGTGTACCACCTAGACCAACCATCATATGTAAGAGTTCTTTCGAAAAAGAACTTTCTAAATTATAACTAGTTGCGTCAAAATTTCGTGGAGCAGCAAGAATAAGATCGCAGCTTCTTAGTGTACTTCCTGTTTCGAGAAGTTCTTTGATACTTTCTTGCTTCCAAATGGCCTGAAAAGAAAAGTTGTTTGCTGGCTGTCCGCTTTGACTATATAGAAGGTATGCAAGATCCGATTCCTTTGGACCAAGATGGTTTTGCGTAAGGACCAAAATGTCGCTTTCATAGTAGTATAAAAAATAAGTACGCTCGACAATGTATTTTTTATCATCCAATGGAATGTTGTGTTCTTTCCAGTGCTCATCTCCTATATAAGGAAGTAGGTACTCTTCTCTTGAACAAGACATATATCCAAAATAATATTTGGCATTTGTGTCTTTATTTATGAATGCGATTTTTAATTTTTTATTTTTATAAATAGTATCGAAATGATTATTAGTTACATTAACGCAAGTGCTGTAAAGGCTATCGATCGCAGCTTTGGCAACAGAATCGCTTCGAATGGTTCCAGAACTGCTTGTATAGAAGCCAATACGTAGTTTTTTTGGTTTTTTTACGGCAACTGCACTCGTCATAACATTCCTTAGAAATCTAATAGTTAACAACTGAACTTTATTATGCTGTGGACCATTAATTTACCAAAAAACTTTTGCGCGGTCCGCATTTTATTATGTAGCATGTTAAGAGTGGTTTCTACGCCACGGACTTAAAACGATATCTAAGCCTCACTTTGTAGAGGCTTAAAGCATTTAAGGGCTGCCTACGGGCGGCCTTTTTTGTTTCCCCTCGTTCTGAGAGGACCCACGGCAATAAGAGGGGGCTAAATGTCCGATCCTGTTTCTGGCACTACGGTAGCGGCTGGTGGTCTGATGGGGGCCAGCATGTTCGGCCTGGCAACCGGCATAGATTACGGAGTGGTGTTTGGCGCATTCGCTGGTGCGGTGTTCTACGTCGCTACGGCGGTTAATATCAGCCGCCTTAAGCTGGTGGGCTACTTCATCACCTCATTCATCTTCGGCGTTATCGGCGCTCCACTGCTTGGCTCTTACTTCTCCAAATGGACGGGGTATAGCGACAGGCCACTTGATGCGCTAGGCGCGGTAATCGTCGCCGCTATTGCTATTAAGCTGCTGACGTTCGTCAACAGTCAGGATTTGGGTAGCCTGTTTGGAATTCTCTCACGTTTACGTGGTGGAGGGGCCAGCAATGGTAACAAGTGATCCGAGTGCGATGGTGAATGCCCTCATCTGTGGGGTGATCGTCCTTGCTCTGATGTTCTACCAGCGCGGCGGGGCGAGACATCGCCCTCTGATATCGCTGATGGCTTATTTCACGGTGCTGGTATACGCCAGCGTTCCTTTCCGTTACCTGTTCGGCCTGTACCATGAATCACACTGGTTCGTGGTACTGGTGAACGTCCTGATATGCGCTGCCGTTCTATGGGCTCGGGGAAATGTAGCGCGCCTGGTTGATGCACTGAGGCACTAATGAACCAATCACAATTTCATAAGGCGGCTGGGTTAAGCGCCGAGTTAGCTGCGCGCTGGTTTCAGCCAGTCAGTGATGCGATGAAAGAGTTCGACATAACCAAACCGGTAGACCAGGCGATGTTCATTGCTCAGGCAGGGCATGAGTCAGCTGGCTTCACGCTGATGGTGGAGAGTTTTAACTATCGGATTGCGGCACTGGCTAATTTCATTCGTGCCGGACGTCTCACAGCAGACCAGGCAAACACGCTTGGCCGCCGTCCTGAAGAGCGGACATTACCGCTTGAGCGCCAGCGCGCCATTGCTAACCTGGTATACAGCAAACGCATGGGGAACAACGCTCCCGGCGACGGCTGGTTATACCGTGGACGAGGGCTTATCCAGATTACTGGCCTCAACAACTACCGTGACTGCGGTAACGGCCTGAGGGTTGATCTGGTTAAGCAGCCTGAGCTATTGGCCGAAGATGTTTATGCAGCCAGAAGCGCGGCGTGGTTCTTCGCCACTAAGGGATGCCTGAAGTATTCCGGCGATCTGATGCAGGTGACGAAGATTATCAACGGCGGCACGAATGGACTTGAAGATCGTCGCGCTCGCTTCGGTCAGGCCAAAACAGTACTGGTGTGAGGTTGATATGGGTTTAGAAACGATTATCGGTATTGCTGCACTGATAATGGCGGCTATCGCTGGTGCTTTTGGCATTGGTCATTCACGCGGCACCAGCAAAGCGGAAGCGAAAGCAGACCAGCAGCGCACCGAAGAAAAGGCCGCAGCCACTGAAGCAGTAGCCGAACGCCGGGTAGAAGCAACGAAAGAGGCCAGTAATGTACAGCAGACTGTTAACCATATGCCTGGCGACGATGTTGATCGTGAGCTGCGCACAAACTGGACCCGTAAAGGTTGAGGTAGTGGACACGGCTTGCGACTGGGTTAAACCCATATACGGAACGGATCACGACATCGATGTTATGGACCGCCAGACGAAGAAAGACATCCTGGCGCATAACAAAGCGTGGCAGGCGAACTGCCAGCAACCAAAAGAAGTGAGGTCCAAGTGATCGCAACCATCGGAACAATTCTTGTTTGGGCTCTGATCGTTATTGCCGGAGCTTCTGGACTGCTATTCGCTTTCATCGGGTTTATGTTTTTTATCAGTTGGCCGAAGTGAAACCGAGCGTTAGTCATTCAAAGCCCACCTGCTGGTGGGCTTCATAAGGCGAGCGTTTAAGCCCGCCATGGAGATTACTTACCTGCGAGATAGTCAAGACCATTGCTGGAGATACGCGTTTTTCCCGCTGTTAATCGATACGCTTTTTCATCAATGTCCCATTCCATATCTGTAATAATTAGCCCTTTTTCTGCCAAATAAAGGAGATGACCATCATATTCAGCTTCTCCACCAACGTCATCTCCGACCGCTAAGAATTTCTCAGGTTCAAGGTAGTACGGATAGACATCAGCTAATGCATTTAAAATAATTTTTAATTTTTGTGTTTCTATTTTCATAATGTATCCCATTGAGTTACCCACTATTTGTGGGTTATTAGATATTGGGGTTTATTAAATAAATGCAATAGCAGAAATTCATTTTAATTGATTTTGATTAGTTCATCTGATTTAAAGCTTGTGAACAAAAGGATAAAATATGCAGGTCACAATAGACGGTGTCCCGTATGCACCCGCCTGCGCAACTTCATCGCAGATTGGCATTGCAATAACGACACACCAGCGGGCTGACGTTCTGAAACGAGCGCTCGAACAGCACATGAATCATCTTCCCGCGGGTGCGCTGGTGGTGGTTGTCGATGACGGTTCAAAGCCTGCAGCGGTAGTTCCTCACGGCGTGCAGCTGCTTCGCCATGAAACATCACTCGGCATTGTTGCTTCGAAGAACGCCAGCCTGTCAGTCCTGATGGATGCCGGGTGTGAGCATCTTTTCCTGTGGGATGATGATGCCTGGCCTATCGCCGATAACTGGCATCTTCCCTACATAGAATCACCCGAGCCGCACCTGGCTTATCAGTTTCTTGATCTGGCTGGTCCGCGAAAGATTAACGATATGACCGTTCTGTACCGGGATGATAAGCATATTGCTTACACCGGGCAGCGTGGCGTGATGTTGTACTACCACCACAGCGCTATAGAGAAGGTTGGCGGGTTCGATCCGGTGTATGGCCGGGGCATGTATGAGCATCCTGATCTGGCGCTTCGGATTTATAACGCTGGCTTAACGTCCTGGGCGTTTGCTGATGTGGTTGGCTCTGAAAAGCTGATTCACTCAATGGACGAGTACGAAGAGGGTGCGCGCAGCATACCGAGGCCTGAACGTGAAGCGCTCGATAAAAAGAACGCTGTGATTTACGGGCAGCGCCGGGATTCAGGATATACAGGCTATGCCGAGTATCGATCTCAGCGCGACGTGGTAATAACAACGCTACTTACCAGCCAACCAGACCCGCAGCGCGGTACGAAAATGGCGGCCGCACCTGACATGCTGGCTAAATGGGCCTCATCACTTCGGAATTGTGGCCGTATCGCGCTGGTGGATGAGCTGCAGACGGCACCTGCAGACGTTGAGCTGTATCGCGTTCCTGACGTGAAGATGAATGTCTACTTCCGGCGCTGGCTGCACATCTGGCAGCACCTGCGAGATCACCCTGAATACCGGTTCGTCTGGTGTACTGATGGTACAGATGTAGAAATGCTCCACACACCGTGGGAAGAGATGCAACCCGGGAATGTTTACGTCGGTTCTGAACCGAAGACCTACGCCGACACCTGGGCAAAGCAGAATCATCCTGAGCGCATCTATCAGGAATTCATTGAAGCGCACCGCAACGATGTGATGCTTAACGCTGGTCTGCTGGGTGGCACCCGCGCTGATGTAATGGCGTTCGCTCACGGCATCATCCGTCTTTATTACCGGATCGAGAGTTATCGCTTCTGGAAGAAAGAGCAGGCTGGCGCCGCGGTGGGTGACATGCTGGCGTTCGGTATTGTCGCGCAGTCATTCGCTGACAGGCTGGTCACCGGCCCTCTGGTACATACCGTTTTCAAAACTGATGGTATCGGTAAGGAGGCCGCATGGTGGAAACACAAGTGAAGTTTGTTGTGGTTGGCCATCACTCTCGCATAGGTCATGCGCAACGACTTGTCGCGCTGCTGGATGCCCATCTGCTTATTGATGACGGTAACCGCGGCGCGAACTGGAATCATCGTCGCGCTATCGAATGGGCTGCTGAGCAACCTTGCCGGGTAGTGGTGTTGGAAGACGACGCGCTTCCTGTGCAGGGCTTCACCGATAAGGTAACTGAATGGCTGGTGCGCTTCCCTGACGACATGCTGAGCTTTTATCTCGGTACCGGCCGACCGCCGCAGTGTCAGAAAGAGATTGCCGGAATGCTGGTGGATGCGGATCGCGTCTGTGGTGACCACATCGTATTAAGCAAGCTGATTCACGGCGTATGTTATAGCCCTCCTCGGGGAAGTTTGGCGCGCATGCTCAGCACATGGAACAAAACGCTGGCAGCTGATTACGCCGTCGGTGAGGCATTCGGTGGCCGGGTGATTTATCCGTGTTACTCGCTGGTGGATCACGCTGACCTCCCGACGGTTGAGCGTCACCCTGACAACGAGCCGAGGACGGAACGCCGCCGCGCATGGAGACTGGCATGAACAAAGATCCCCGCGTATATGGCAGCCGATGGGATAAGGCCCGTCTGCGTTTCCTGCAGCAGCACCCACTATGTGTGATGTGCGAGCAGCAGGGGCGAATTACCCCAGCAACGGTGGTTGACCATATCGAGCCCCACAAACTCAAAGATGCGCTTAAGTCAGGTAACCCGCTGGCCATATCGAAAGCACAGCTCCTGTTCTGGAGTAAAGAGAACTGGCAGCCTCTGTGCAAAGCGCATCATGACTCAACGAAACAGAGAATGGAGAAGAGCGGCGCGGTAATAGGCTGTGATACCAACGGCTACCCGCTCGATCCTGCGTCTCACTGGAGCACGTAATGAAAGACCTCATCATTGAATACCGAGACGGTAAGTTTGTTCAGCTGGCGATTGATGGCGTGGAGATGAAGAACGTGACATCCATTCAGTTCTCGCACGCTGTAGGGCAGGAGGTGCCGACAGTGACTGTCTCAGGGCATGTTGTCTCCGGGCGTGGGAAAGGCACTCAGAAACTCGAACAGGTAGACAAACATTCGGCATAGCGCGGCGGCAAGTCGATTACCTATCATGTGAAATCATTTCAAATGCAATGATATCAAGTGAGAATGAATCGCATCAGGGCAGGGGGGGATCAAATCTTCAAAACCTTTGCCCCAAATGACCGCCGCCAAAGTTTGATTTTAACGCTAACCCGATTTTTTTAGTTTTAAGGTGTTGACATATGGCAGATAAACGAACCCGTTCTGACAGTTCGGCAGCAGCGGTTCAGGCCATGAAAAATGCAGCAGTGGACACCATCGATCCTCCGTCCCATGCAGGTTTGGAAAAAAAAGCCGAACCATTCTGGCATGACAATATCAGATCGAAAGCTCTGGACAGCTGGACGCCAGCCGACCTTCTGGCCGCTGTAGAACTGGCAAATAACCAGCTCTATCTAACCGTTTTACGCAGAGATTTGCGTAAAGAAGAACGCGCGCGCGGTGAAGCGAGAAATGAGGGGCTGATTAAAAACCTCCGCAAACAAATTCCTGATTTGCAGCGAACTATCCTGGCTCAGCGCCGTGACCTGCAGATCCATTCCCACGCAACCAACGGTGAAAGCCGCGACCAGAAGAAACGCAATCAGAATGATCGTGATGCACGAAACACGAAAAACGAGCATCAGGGCCAGGACGACAACCTGATCGCCTTTCCCAAGCACGGATAAAAGACTATGACGCGAGGTGAGCGTGTAATAGCGTTCATTGAGCGCTATTGCATCGTGCCGGAAGGCAAGCTTCTGGGTAAGCCTATGAGGCTTGATCCCTTCCAGAAAGAATTCATCCTGGCGGTTTACGACAATCCAGTCGGAACCGATAAAGCGATACTGAGCATCGCGCGCAAAAACGGAAAGACAGGGCTGATAGCCGGTATCCTGCTGGCGCATCTGGTGGGGCCAGAGGCGGTACAGAATACCCAGATCGTAAGTGGCGCTCTTAGTCGCGAGCAGGCATCCATCGTTTTCAACCTCGCGGTGAAGATGGTGAACCTGAACCCGGACCTGCAGGTGTTAGTGCATATAATTCCCAGTGGCAAAAAGCTAATAGGGTTGCCGTGTAATGTCGAATACAAGGCGCTATCTGCTGAGGGTAAAACCACACACGGCCTTTCCCCGATTCTGGCGATTCTGGACGAAACCGGACAGGTAAGGGGGCCGCAGGATGATTTTATCGACGCGATTACTACAGCCCAGGGTGCGCATGAGAATCCGCTTCTTATCGTTATCAGCACCCAGGCGGCGAACGATGCCGACCTGTTGAGCATCTGGATTGATGATGCGGTCAAATCGAAAGATCCGCACATTGTCTGCCACGTTTACGAAGCGCCAAAAGACGCTGATATCGGTAAGCGGGAATCCTGGCTTGCCGCGAACCCGGCGCTCGGAACCTTCCGTTCCGAAAAAGACATGGCGCGCCAGGCAGAAATGGCCTCGCGAATGCCGAGCTTCGAGAACACATTCCGCAACCTCAACCTGAACCAGCGCGTTTCCACCGTATCACCGTTTATCTCCCGCAGCGTGTGGGAGTTGTGCGGTGGCATGCCGGTTAATACGCCGAGGAAGTGGTACGCGGGGCTGGATCTGTCAGCCAGGAATGACTTAACGGCGCTGGTTATCGCCGGTGAAGCAGAGGATGGCATCTGGGATATCTTCCCGTTCTTCTGGACGCCTCAAAAAACGCTGGAGGCACGGTCCAAAACAGACCGCGCGCCATATGACGTATGGGCCAGAGAGGGGCTTTTGCGTACCACACCCGGCGCATCGGTCGATTACTCATTCGTGGTTGCCGATATCGCTGAAATAATCGGTGATTTCGATCTTACCTCAATGGCCTTCGACCGATGGCGCATTGACCAGTTCAGGAAAGAAGCTGACGACATCGGTCTGAGCCTTCCGCTGGTCGAGTTCGGACAGGGCTTTAAGGATATGGGCCCGGCTGTAGACACCCTTGAGTCACTGATGCTTAACGGGCGCGTGAGGCATGGTATGCACCCGGTGTTAACCATGTGTGCCTGGAACGCGGTGATCGTAAAAGATGCTGCTGGCAACCGTAAGCTGGATAAATCCAAAGCAACGGGCCGTATTGATGGCATGGTCGCAATGACAATGTCCGTTGGTGCTGCTAATGGGGAAGTTACCGAACAGGGTGGTGACTTCGACGATTTCATTTTCCGACCGCTGAGCATGTGATGGAAGAACCTAAATACACGATTGACCTGCGAACCAATAACGGCTGGTGGGCAAGGCTGCAGTCCTGGTTTGTCGGCGGGCGTTTAGTCACCCCAAATCAGGGCTCACAGACGGGGCCTGTTTCGGCCCACGGACACCTGGGCGATTCATCCATTAACGATGAACGGATACTGCAAATTTCGACGGTTTGGCGCTGCGTGAGCCTGATTTCAACGCTCACGGCATGCTTACCTCTTGATGTCTTCGAAACCGACCAGAATGACAACCGCAAAAAAGTGGGGTTGAGCAATCCGCTGGCGCGACTGCTGCGCTACTCACCGAATCAGTACATGACCGCCCAGGAATTCAGGGAGGCCATGACGATGCAGCTCTGTTTCTACGGTAACGCATATGCACTGGTGGACCGCAACAGTGCGGGTGACGTGATCAGCCTTCTCCCGCTTCAGTCTGCCAATATGGATGTGAAACTCGTCGGAAAAAAAGTGGTTTATCGCTATCAACGCGACAGCGAATACGCCGACTTTTCGCAGAGAGAGATTTTTCACCTTAAAGGCTTCGGATTCACCGGGCTGGTCGGCCTGTCACCCATTGCTTTTGCCTGTAAATCGGCGGGTGTGGCAGTTGCGATGGAGGACCAGCAGCGAGATTTCTTTGCCAACGGCGCCAAGTCTCCGCAAATCCTCTCAACCGGCGAAAAAGTGCTAAATGAACAGCAGCGCTCGCAGGTAGAAGAGAACTTCAAAGAGATCGCCGGCGGTCCGGTTAAAAAACGCCTTTGGATTCTGGAAGCGGGCTTTTCCACATCGGCAATTGGCGTAACGCCGCAGGATGCCGAAATGATGGCGTCCCGAAAATTTCAGGTAAGTGAACTGGCGCGATTCTTTGGCGTACCGCCTCACCTTGTCGGCGACGTCGAGAAATCAACGAGCTGGGGATCGGGCATCGAGCAGCAGAATCTCGGCTTCCTGCAGTACACCCTACAGCCCTATATCTCCCGGTGGGAAAACAGCGTTCAGCGGTGGCTTATTCCTGCTAAGGATGTCGGCCGCATTCATGCTGAGCACAACCTCGACGGCCTGCTGAGGGGCGATTCGGCATCCCGCGCTGCCTTTATGAAGGCAATGGGAGAGGCAGGGCTACGCACCATCAACGAGATGCGACGAACAGACAACCTCCCGCCATTGCCGGGTGGCGATGTGGCAATGCGCCAGTCGCAATACGTGCCGATCACCGATTTAGGAACCAACAAAGAGCCCCGTAATAACGGGGCTTAATTTTTATGGGGGCCGTAATGCCTGAGATCGTAAAAACGCTGTCCTTCGACGAGACAGAAATCAAATTCACCGGTGACGGTAAACAGGGGATTTTTGAAGGCTACGCCTCTGTTTTTAATAACACCGATTCCGATGGCGACATCATTCTGCCCGGGGCGTTTAAAAACGCACTGGCGAACCAGACCCGCAAAGTTGCGATGTTTTTCAACCACAAGACGTGGGAGCTGCCGGTTGGTAAATGGGACAGCCTGGCCGAAGACGAAAAAGGCCTGTATGTGCGCGGTCAACTTACCCCAGGGCACAGCGGCGCCGCCGACCTGAAAGCGGCAATGCAGCACGGTACGGTTGAAGGTATGTCGGTTGGCTTTTCCGTTGCGAAAGACGATTACACCATCATTCCAACAGGCCGCATTTTTAAGAATATCCAGGCTCTGCGTGAAATCAGCGTCTGCACTTTCCCCGCCAACGAACAGGCTGGCATCGCAGCCATGAAAAGTGTCGATGGCATTGAAACGATCCGTGATGTGGAGAACTGGCTGAGGGATTCAGTCGGGCTCACCAAATCACAGGCAGTTGGGTTAATAGCCCGGTTTAAGTCAGCGATTCGGAGCGAGTCCGAGGGCGACGGAAACGAAGCACAAATCAACGCTCTGCTTCAGAGCATCAAATCTTTTCCCTCTAATTTAGGTAATTAATTATGTCTGAACTCGCTCTCATTCAAAAAGCAATCGAAGAATCCCAGCAGAAAATGACCCAGCTTTTCGATGCCCAGAAGACGGAAATCGAAAAGACCGGCGTCGTGTCCAAACAGCTGCAGGAAGACCTGGTGAAGGTACAGGAAGAACTGACCAAATCCGGTACCCGCCTCTTCGATCTTGAACAGAAACTGGCTTCTGGTGCTGAAAATCCGGGTGAGAAGAAATCCTTCTCTGAACGTGCTGCTGAAGAGCTCATCAAGTCATGGGACGGTAAACAGGGCACCTTCGACGCGAAGACGTTTAACAAGTCTCTCGGCAGTGACGCTGATTCTGCTGGCTCACTGATCCAGCCGATGCAGATCCCTGGCATCATCATGCCGGGCCTGCGCCGTCTGACTATTCGTGACCTGCTGGCTCAGGGCCGAATTTCCAGCAACGCTCTCGAATACGTGCGTGAAGAGGTGTTTACCAATAACGCCGATGTGGTGGCTGAGAAAGCGCTTAAGCCAGAATCGGATATCACATTCAGCAAGCAGACCGCGAACGTGAAGACCATCGCGCACTGGGTGCAGGCATCACGTCAGGTGATGGACGATGCGCCAATGCTGCAGTCCTACGTTAACAACCGCCTCATGTACGGCCTGGCACTGAAGGAAGAAGGCCAGCTGCTGAACGGCGACGGTACCGGGGATAACCTGGAAGGTCTGAACAAAGTGGCAACCGCCTACGACACCTCGCTGAATGCCACTGGCGACACCCGCGCTGACATTATCGCTCACGCTATTTACCAGGTGACAGAGTCTGAGTTTAGCGCTTCCGGTATCGTCCTGAACCCGCGCGACTGGCACAACATCGCGCTGCTGAAAGACAACGAAGGCCGCTATATCTTCGGTGGTCCTCAGGCGTTTACCAGCAACATCATGTGGGGCCTGCCAGTGGTTCCGACTAAGGCGCAGGCCGCAGGCACCTTTACGGTGGGCGGATTTGATATGGCCTCACAGGTGTGGGATCGCATGGATGCCACCGTGGAAGTCAGCCGTGAAGACCGCGATAACTTCGTGAAAAACATGCTGACCATCCTGTGCGAAGAGCGCCTGGCGCTGGCGCACTATCGCCCGACGGCAATCATCAAGGGCAGTTTCTCTTCTGGCTCATGATGGAGGGGGCGGGGTGACCCGCCCTTTAACGTATGGCGATAGATGTTCTGGATGTAATTGGCCTCCGCCTGTTTAAGCAGCAGATTGAATTTGAGGAAGACGACAGGGACGAGCTGATCACCCTGTACGCTCAGGCAGCTTTTGACTACTGCATACGCTGGTGCGATGAACCAGCATGGAATGTTGCAGCTGATATTCCTGCAGCCGTTAAGGGCGCCGTTCTTCTTGTCTTTGCTGACATGTTTGAACACCGCACCGCGCAAAGCGAAGTACAACTTTATGAGAACGCTGCAGCAGAACGCATGATGTTCATCCATCGCAACTGGCGCGGTAAATCTGAACCTGAGGAGGGCTCCTGATGGAACCTGGACGATTCAGGCACCGGGTAAAAATTCTCACCTTCACGACTTCGCGCGATCCATCTGGTCAGCCGGTTGAAACGTGGACTGGTGGCAACCCGGTCCCGGCTGAGGTAAAGGGGATCAGCGGCAGAGAGCAGCTTTCAGGCGGCGCGGAAACGGCGCAGGCAACCATTCGCGTCTGGATGCGCTTCAGGTCAGAGCTAAACGCCTCTTCTCGTCTTGAAGTGCTCAGCGGCCCGTATAAAGGTCAGGTGCTAAATATCATCGGTCCTCCTGTAGCAAATGCGAACGGCACTCGCCTGGAAATTCTTTGCAAAACGGGAGCTGAAAAATGATTGAGACGAGCCTCGATTTTTCCGGGCTGAATGAAATCGCAAAGGATCTGGAGGCGCTTAGCCGCGCTGAAAACAACAAGGTCCTGCGTGATGCCACGCGCGCTGGCGCCGAAGTGCTTAAGGAAGAAGTGATCGCCCGCGCGCCGGTACGTACCGGGAAACTGAAAAAAAACGTGGTGGTGGTGACCCAAAAAAGCCGCCGCCGCGGGGAAATATCTTCCGGTATTCATATCCGTGGCCGCAACATGCGAACCGGTAATAGCGACAACACCATGAAAGCCAGCGATCCGCGTAATGCGTTTTACTGGCGATTCGTAGAAATGGGTACCGTTAACATGCCGCCGCACCCTTTCATTCGTCCCGCGTTCGATGTTCGCCAGGAGCAGGCGACGGAGGTCGCGATCAGGCGCATGAACCAGGCCATTGACGAGGCATTAAGCAAATGACGGAAGACGATCTCTATCCTCTGCTGGCGCCGCTGGCCGGAGGGCAGGTTTATCCCTACGTTGCGCCGCTCGGCAATGACGGGAAGCCTTCAATCTCGCCGCCCTGGGTAATTTTCTCAATTATTACCGACGTGGCCGCTGACGTTCTCTGCGGTCAGGCTGAATCAGCCGTTTCCGTGCAGGTTGATGTTTATTCCAGCACCATCACTGAAGCGCGCACAATCAGGAATATGGCGCTTGATGCCCTGCAGATGCTGAAGCCGGGAAGTATTGTAAAAACGCCGGGCTATGAGCCTGATCTGCGCTATCACCGGGCAACGCTCGAATTTCAGGTAACCGTTTAACTTTACCCACCATAACAGACCGCTCCGGCGGTATTTTTTTTAACTGGAGAAACCATGACCAGTAAGTATGAAGTCACAAAGGGGATGACCTTTGCCGTCTCCGACGCACCCGTAACCGCCGAGGATTTTAACGCCTCAGGTTTCCCGGGTGCTGGTGTTACCTGGCTGGAAGCAGCCTGTGCAACAAAGGAGATCACCTTCACCGGCGGGCAGAAAGGGGATATCGACGTAACCACGCTGTGCTCAACTGAACAGGAGCAAACCAACGGCCTCGCCGCGCCTGCTGAAATGAGCATTACCCGTAACTGGGTTGGCGATGAAGCAGCACAGGAGGCACTGCAGACCGCTTACGAAAATGACGAACTGCGCGCGCTGCGCGTGGTATTCCCGTCTGGCAACGGTTTCTACGTGCTGGTTGAGGTGCGCCAGAGCTCATGGTCTGCTGCAACCTCTTCCGTTGTTGGCGCTACCTATTCTCTGCGTGTACGCGGCAAACCTAAACGCATCTACGCGTCTGGTTCCTGAGCGGCTTCGGCCGCTTTTTTTTTATCCCTCCGATCATGTAACAAGAGAAAAATGAAATGCCGCAAAAAACATCACAGAATTCATTACGCAACGTGGCGCTTACAGCATCGAAAGCCTACCGCACCAAAGAAGGTATCACGGTCCCTGAATGGGATGGCGCAAAGGTAACGCTGCGTGAACCCTCTGGCGATGCCTGGGTGAAATTCCGGGAGATCGTTAATCCACAGATCGCCGAGGGCGAAGAGGCACCGACGCTGACGGAGGCGGAAAAGTTTCTGCGTAACAAAGAGGCTGATGTGGTTCTGTTTATTGACGTTCTGCTGGATGAAAACGGCGAGCGAGTATTCAGCGATGAGGATCAGGAGCAGGTATCTAAAATTTATGGTCCTGTGCACTCCCGCCTGCTGGCTCAGGCTATCAACCTCGGAATGAGCCAGGAAGAAGCGGGAAAGCCGTAAAGCAGCCGCTGACCTTCTTCCTGATGTCGCTGGCGCTCCGGTTGGGGCGCACTCTCCACGAACTGCGCCAGACCATGACCGCCAGCGAGCTCAAAATGTGGATCGAGTTCGACCGCATCAGTCCGATTGGTGACTGGCGCGCCGATGCTCAGGCGGCGCAGATCTCCGTTGCAATGCTGAACTCTCAGGGCGGGAAATTCACCATTCCTGACGTGATGCTGAAATGGGGTGAGCAGGAAGAAGGCGCTGAAGTCTCTGAACTTGAAGAATGGATGTCCAGTCTTTGATGCCCGCGGCTGTGGGCTTTTTTATGGGTGAAATATGGCAACGCTGCGCGAGCTAATCATCAAAATTTCGGCGAACTCTTCTTCTTTCCAGTCAGAGATCGCCAGAGCGTCCCGCATGGGAACCGATTACTACCGCACTATGGAACAGGGCGGGAAAAAAGCTGCAGCGGCCACGCGTGAAACTCAGCGGTCTTTGGCTGACCTGAATTCTCAGCTTGCAACCGTGCGATCCTCTGCTGCAGGGCTTGCCGGTGCGTGGGCTGGTGCATTTGCCACGCATCAGCTGATTCAGTTTGCCGACACGTGGAACCAGTTGAATGGGCGTCTTCGCCTTGCGTCCTCTTCCAGTGAGGATTACGTGCAATCCCAGCGCGTGCTGATGGAGATTAGCCAGCGCACCGGAACATCACTCGAGGCAAACAGCAACCTGTACAGCAGAATTGCGCAGTCCCTGCGAGATGCCGGTTACGCTTCTGCTGACGTCGCAAAAGTGACGGAAACCGTAGCAACCTCACTGAAGCTGTCTGGCGCCAGTACCGAAGAGGCGAGTTCTGTTATCACCCAGCTTAGCCAGGCACTTGGCTCAGGCGTTTTGCGAGGTGAAGAATTTAACTCCATCATGGAGAACGGTGGCCGCCTGGCGAAACTGCTGGCTGATGGGCTGGGTACCACTGTTGGTGGCCTGCGAAATATGGCCAACAACGGCGAGCTGACGACCAACAAGATCGTCCCGCTGCTGACCAACGTTGAGATCCTCCGTAAAGAATTCGACACCCTTCCTGCATCCATCAGCGGATCTGCACAGAAAGTGCAAAACGCCTTTCTCGCATGGGTTGGCGGGGCGAATGATGCTGTCGGCGCATCATCCACGCTTTCTGGCGTGCTGGATGGTCTGGCGAATAACATCGATGATGTGGCAAATACAGCCGGTCTTCTGGTTGGTGTTGGCCTCGCTCGTTATTTTGGCAACATGGTCGGCAGCGTTGCTCAGTCAACCCGGGCAGTCCTCGCTAATACGGCCGCCGAGGTCGCGCTGGCGCAGGCTCAGGTCCGTGGAGCTCAGGTTAGCGTTGCTGCTGGTCGCCAGGCTGTTTACCGCGCTCAACAGGCGCGTGCAGCGGCGACGAGTATTGAGGCTCAGATTGTCGCTGAGCGTAATCTTGCTGCAGCTCAGGCATCACTAAATACAGCGCTTGCTGGCAGGGCTTCTGCAGTTAACAACCTCACCAATACAGCCTCGGTAATGTCACGGCTGGGTAGTGGGGTGCTGGGTATTCTCGGTGGATGGCCTGGAGTGATTATCGGTGCCGGCGCCGCGATGTATGGCCTTTATCAGCATACCCAGCAGGTGCACCGTGAGGCGGTAGGTTTTGCCAACAACCTTGACGAGATCAACACCAAGCTCCAGCAGATGTCGGTGCTTGGCCTGCGTTCGACCGCGGCTGATGCCCGTACATCTTTACAGGCGCAAAAGCAGGACCTGGCCGACCTCGACTCTCAGATCGCGAAGGTGAAAGACAGCCTTAAGGCGGTTGACCAAATCCAGCAGGACTACAACCGCCATCCGACGCTGACCCTGATCAACACCTTCATGGACCAGGCCGACATCACGGCCAAAAACATCGAGCTGACCGACAAGCTGAACCAGCTGGAGTACCAGCGCGAACAGGCAGCCTCAAAAGTTGAGCAAACGCAGAAGCTGGTAAACAACGCCAGTGACCTGGCCACGCAAAAGGCTATCGAACAGGCTGGTGCCGTCTCAATCCTGAAAGGTGCGTATGACCTGCTTAACCGCTCAATGTCAGCGACCGCTGGCGCCAAGCCGCCGCAATATGCCGGGCCCGTCGTCTCACTGGCGAACGCAACGCCTCAACAGCAAACCGCACTGGAGCGCTCGCGCCGCGATAATGAGCTGGCCAGCTTAAGCGGATTAGAGAAACTCCATCAGCAGCACGTCTACGAAGCAGAAGACCTGAAGCTGACTGGGGCGCTTTATACACAGTACATCTACAACAAGGATCAGGCAGCCAAAAAGGATGCAGCAGCTGCAGAAGCAAAAAAAACCTCCACTGCTGCCTCAAATGCGCAGAGTAAAGCCGAGCGCGAAGCGGCCAGCACCGCCGAACAGTATTCCCGGAAAATGGCCGATCTGAGCGTGGCTATTGACGTGCAACGCGTTCGGGCCACGGAAGGCGAAAAAGCCTCGGAGCTTTACGCTGCATCGCACCAGGCAGGCACTAAATGGACCGACGAGCAGCGCAGGGCGATCCAGGCATCATCAGCAGAGCTGGCAAAATGGACGCAAAAAGCCGACGAGAACGTGCGCAAGCAGCGCGAACAAGCTGATGCCCTGAAGGATTTAACTGAAGCGGCCCGAAAGTTCAGGGATGAGGCGACGCTGACAACCGAAACTGCAGGCATGAGCGATCGCCAGCGCAGCAGGTTCGACGAGACGCAACAGATCGACCGTGTTTTTGCTAAAACGGACGGCGGTACCGAGGCCATCGCGCAGCGCGCCGCAGCCCTCGATGCTCTGGATAAGAAATACAAGGCTATTGCAGCAGCTGAAGCGGATTGGATGTCCGGAGTATCACGCGGCTATGCAAACTGGTTTGATGAAATCAGTAACGTATCCGGCACGGTTTCTGATGGGGTTAAAACCACACTCGACAGCGCGTTTGGTAACGTCACCTCAATGTTAGAAGGCAATAAGGTTAGCTGGAAATCGTGGGGTATTTCTGTCCTGCAGATTATCGAAAAAGTGGCTCTGCAGATGGCGGTGGTTAGCGCGATGGGTGGGGCCTCTTCCGGTTCTGGCATCTTTGGCTCTCTCATCGGCAGTGTAGGCAGCTTCTTCGGGGGCGGGGCGGGAGCATCAGTCAGCACCGGTACGGCGGTTTCCAGTTACGGATCGAACTTCCAGTTTAACGCCAAAGGCGGCGTTTATGACTCTCCATCTCTGAGCGCTTTTAGTAATGGGATCGTCAGAAACCCCACCATGTTCGCTTTCGCAAAAGGCGGGGCCGGAATCATGGGCGAGGCTGGGCCGGAGGCGATCATGCCGCTTACCCGCGCGCCGGATGGTTCTCTCGGCGTTCGTGCGGTCGGAGGTGGCGGCGGTCAGTCTGTATCTTCGGCGCCACAGGTTTATATCACCATCGATGGCAACGGCAACACTCAAACTCAAGCCTCGTCAGGCCTTGAGCAATTTGGTGCCGAGGTCGGGGAATTTGTTGATCGACGTTATAAGCAGAATGTGATGCGTGACATTCGTCCCGGCGGCGACATATGGAACGCAATGAAAGGAACCCGATAATTATGGCCATTGAAACTTTCACCTGGTGCCCACGGATTAACGCGGAGGCTGATACAAGTTTCCGCGTCAGGAAAGCCCAGTTTGGCGATGGATATGAGCAGGTTTCAGGGGATGGATTGAACACCAGAACTCAGCAGTGGACGCTTAACTTCACTGGCAACGAAACCTACATTTCTGCCATTAAGTCTTTTCTCGACAGGCATGAAGGAACGAAAGCCTTTCAGTGGAAGCCGCCGCTCGAGCCTTTGGGTTTGTATCGTTGCGAAACGTATAAACCCACCGGGCTGGGCGCGGGGAAATTCAACCTTGAAGCAACATTCATCCAGGCATTTAAACCATGAGCTTAAACGCAGATTATCAGAAGCTGGAATCCGGAAACGATGTTCGTCTGATTGAGGTGGACGGTTCTTCCTTTGGGCTAACGGACGTTCTCCGCTTTCACAATTACCGCATTCCCCACACAGAAGCGGAAATCATCGCCGCTGGTGGGGATGAGTCCAAGCTTCCGGCGAAACCAATCTGGTGGCAGGGAAATGAATATGCCGCCTGGCCATATCAACTGGAAGGTCTGGAGAAATCAACCAGTGGGAGCAATGCAACGCCATCCCTGACGGTTGCGAACATCGAAAGCTCCATTTCAGCCCTGTGTCTTGCGTATGACGATCTGCTGCAGGCGAAAGTCACTATTCATGACACAAAAGAGAAATATCTCGATGCCAGAAATTTCGCAGACGGCAACCCCACAGCAGACCCGACTCAGGAAAAGCTGCAGGTGTGGTATATCGACGGGAAAACGGGCGAGCTCGCCGGTGAAACCGTTGAATTTGCTCTGTCCAGCCCGATGGACCTGCAGGGGCAAATGATCCCGACGCGACAGCTTCATTCCCTGTGTACCTGGTGCATCCGGAATAAATATCGTACAGGCGACGGCTGCGACTATGCCGGCACCCGCTATTTCGACAAAAACAACAACCCGGTAAGCGATCCGTCGCTGGATGAATGCAACGGCACGCTGACGGCCTGCAAACTCCGATTCGGCGAAAATAACGAACTCTCGTTTGGTGGCTTCCCGGGCACGTCTTTGATCAGGAGTTGATATGCGTCAGAACACCATCGATGCGATTATTGCGCATGCTGCAGCTGAATATCCTCTTGAGTGTTGCGGCGTGGTGGCGCAGAAAAGCCGCGTTGAACGTTATTTCCCGTGCCGGAATCTTGCCGCGGCGCCGGAGGACAATTTTGTCCTTTGCCCCGAAGACTACGCAGCTGCTGAGGACTGGGGAACGGTGATCGCCATCGTTCACAGTCACCCTGACGCCACAACGCAACCGAGCGAACTGGATAAAGCGCAATGCGATGCAACGCTTTTACCCTGGCATATTGTGAGCTGGCCGGAGGGTGATTTACGCACCATCCAGCCGCGCGGAGAACTGCCGCTGCTGGAGCGTCCGTTTGTGCTTGGACACTTCGACTGCTGGGGGCTGGTAATGAGCTATTTCCGGCAAACGCATGGTATCGAGCTCCACGATTACCGTGTGGATTATCCCTGGTGGGAAAGCGACTATCCGGACAACTTCTATCAGGATTGCTGGTATGAGTGCGGATTCCGTGAATTCGATGGGCCACCGAAACCCGGCGATATGGTGATCATGCAGGTCCAGGCCGATAAGTGGAATCACGCGGGAATTCTGCTGGAGGGAAATATGCTGCTGCACCACCTATACGGCCATCTGAGCCAGCGCGTACCGTATGGGGGTTACTGGCAGGAAAGGACGATGAAGATTCTACGTTACAAATCTCTGTGCTAACCTTTTGCAAAACCAAAGGGGATAGGGATATGAAAAAATCATTATTGGCATTTTCGTTGTTAATTTTGGCTGGTTGTTCGACTGAGCCTGTTCTCCCGCAGTATGCAAAAGAAGTGTCAGCACCGAAAGAGTTTCAACAGTCAACAAACACAACTGCCGTAACTATCATTCGCGATAAAGGTTTCGTTGCTGGTGGATGCGCTATAACAACCTATATCAATGGTAAATATTTGGCTGAACTTGATACAGGTGAAAAAGTCACTGCGTACTTAAACCCTGGCGATGTATTGATTGGGGCTGGGTTTGCCGGTAAAGGCCTATGTAATGGTGCACCTAAAAAAGAACGGGAGTTTTCAATAAAAGAAAACACTCCTCGATTTTTAAGGATATTTATCGATCAAAGTGGGAATGTAGATATACTCCCGATGTCGATAAATTAGCGTTGATATTTAACAGGAAAAGGCCACCTTTGGGTGGCTTTTTTATTGGGGTGATTCATGTCAGATGTAATGACTCGCATTGAACTTGGCGGCGTTCTGGGAAAGACTTTTGGTAAAACACATCATCGCTCAATAAGCACAACCAAAGAAGCTTGCAAAGCCTTATCTGCTACGATTAATGGTTTCGAAAAATTCATGAATACAAGTAAGCAAAGAGGGCTTTCTTATGCGGTTTTTTGCGGGAAGAAAAATATTGGCGTTGATGAATTAGGATTTCCTGTCAGTGGTGAGGTTATAAGAATCGTTCCAGTGCCGATTGGAAGTAAAAAAGCAGGTGTATTACAAACTATTTTAGGTGCTGTATTGGTGGCCGTTGGGGTGGTATTAAATTTCACGCCATTTGCTGGAGCTTCACCATTTTTCTATCAGGCTGGTGGAGCTCTGATCCTTGGTGGCGTCGTCCAGATGCTATCACCCCAACCAACCGGATTAGCCAGCAAACAAAGCGCAGATAACCGTGCATCATACGCATTCGGTGGTGTAACAAACACCGCGGCGCAAGGATACCCGGTACCGCTCCTTTATGGTCGCCGGCGGATAGGCGGAGCGATTATTTCTGCCGGAATTTATGTCGAAGATCAGCAGTAGATAACTAACCTTTTTTCTGGCCACCTTCGGGTGGCTTTTTTATGGGCGCAATATGGCTACAGATAAAGTGTTAAAGGGCCGCAAGGGCGGCAGCTCAAGTTCCCGAACCCCTACCGAACAGCCTGATGATCTGCAATCTGTAGCGAAGGCAAAAATCCTTGTTGCGCTTGGGGAAGGGGAGTTTGCAGGGCAGCTAACCGGAAAAGATATCTACCTGGACGGAACGGCCCTGGAAAATGCTGACGGCTCCCAAAACTTCAGCGGCGTGACGTGGGAGTTTCGCGCGGGAACGCAGGCGCAAAAATATATTCAGGGTATTCCCGGTACCGAAAACGAAATCAGCGTGGGAACTGAGGTATCAAGCGCTACAGCATGGACTCGCACCTTTACCAATACGCAGCTTTCAGCAGTTCGCCTGCGTCTGAAATGGCCCTCGCTTTTCAAACAGGAGGACGACGGCGATCTGGTGGGTTACTCGGTCAATTATGCGATTGACCTGCAGACGGACGGCGGCGCGTGGCAGACGGTACTCAATACCAGCGTGACCGGAAAAACGACGTCTGGTTATGAGCGCAGCCATCGTATTGATTTACCGCAGGCTGGCAGCACCTGGACAATCCGTCTGCGTAAGATTACCTCTGACGCCAACAGCGCGAAGATCGGCGACACGATGACGCTGCAGAGCTTCACTGAGGTGATTGACGCCAAGTTACGCTATCCCAACACAGCGCTACTCTACATCGAATTCGATTCCAGCCAGTTTAACGGCTCTATCCCGCAGATCTCCTGCGAGCCTCGCGGGCGTGTTATTCGTGTACCAGATAACTATGACCCCGAAACAAGAACGTACAGCGGGACATGGACCGGTGCGTTTAAGTGGGCATGGACGGATAATCCGGCGTGGATTTTTTACGATCTGGTTGTTTCTGACCGGTTCGGCCTCGGTCACCGTTTGACCGCTGCGAATATCGATAAATGGACGCTGTATCAGGTTGCCCAGTATTGCGATCAGATGGTACCAGACGGCAAAGGGGGCAACGGTACCGAACCACGTTATACCTGCAACGTGTACATCCAGGACCGTAACGACGCCTACACAGTCCTGCGTGATTTTGCTGCTATCTTCCGAGGTATGACCTACTGGGGCGGGGATCAGATTGTTGCCCTGGCTGACATGCCGCGCGATGTTGATTACAGCTACACGCGCGCTAACGTTGTTGGCGGTCGCTTCACCTATTCGAGCAGCACCACGAAAAGCCGCTACACCACTGCGCTGGTATCATGGTCTGATCCCGGTAATGCTTACGCCGACGCGATGGAGCCGGTATTTGAGCAGGCGCTGGTGGCGCGGTACGGTTTCAATCAACTGGAAATGACAGCCATCGGCTGTACCAGGCAGTCTGAAGCAAACCGAAAAGGCCGCTGGGGTATCCTCACCAACAACAAGGATCGCGTTGTTTCGTTTGATGTCGGTCTGGACGGAAACATTCCGCAGCCGGGCTACATCATAGCTGTGGCAGACGAGCTGCTTTCAGGAAAGGTTATGGGTGGCCGTATCAGCGCCGTTAACGGTCGCGTTATCAAACTTGACCGCGTGGCAGATGCGGCAGCAGGTGATCGCCTTATTCTCAACTTACCTTCCGGGGCATCGCAGAGCAGGACCATTCAGGCCGTGAACGGTGAATCAGTCACAGTCACCACGGCATACAGTGAGACGCCTCAGGCCGAAGCTGTTTGGGTGGTGGAATCGGACGAGCTCTACGCGCAGCAGTACCGCGTTGTCAGCGTAACCGATAACGATAATGGCACCTTCTCGATCACCGCCGCATGGCACGATCCGGATAAATATGCCCGTATCGATACTGGCGCAATTATCGACCAGCGGCCAATAAGTGTAATACCTCCTGGTAATCAGTCACCGCCAGCTAACATCGTGATCAGCTCGTTTTCTGTGGTTCAGCAGAATATCAGCGTCGAAACGATGCGCGTCAGCTGGGACCAGGCGCAGAACGCTATCGCCTATGAGGGGCAGTGGCGCCGCAATGACGGAAACTGGGTGAACATGCCGCGCAGCTCCACCACGTCATTTGACGTCCCGGGGATTTATGCGGGGCGCTACCTGGTGCGCGTGCGCGCAATTAATGCCGCTGAAATTTCCTCAGGATGGGGATATTCAGAAGAGAAGACACTGACCGGCAAAGTTGGCAATCCACCTAAGCCAGTAGGATTCACGGCCACGGGCATTAACTGGGGGATTCGTCTTAACTGGGGTTTCCCGGCAAACACCGGCGATACGCTAAAAACGGAAATTCAGTACACTGCCAACAGTGACTTTTCAGATCCACTCTTGCTCTCAGACGTGCCTTATCCATCTGCTGAATACACCCAGCTCGGCCTTAAAGCAGGGCAGGAATTCTGGTACCGCGCGCAGCTGGTTGACAGAACGGGTAACGAGTCAGGGTATACCGACTGGATAAGAGGGATGTCTAACGATAACGCCGATGATTATCTGGGTGATATCGCAGACGATTTTCTAACCTCTGCCGACGGGGAACGCCTCACCGGTGATATCGATACCAACATTGAGGGAATTCTTCAGAACGCCCTGGCGAACCACGGAGCAGTTGAACACCAGTGGGCACAATACGGGGAAGTGCGCGCCGATATTCTTGTTGTTAAAACGACTATTGCTGAGGTGGATAAGGCAATGGCCGAACTGTCAACGCAGGTACAGGCGCAGATAGAGGACGTCACTGCAGCACTGGAGGATAAGCTTACCGCCGTCGTTGATGCCTCCGGCGCTTCGGCGATTTATACCCTCAAAGCAGGCGTGAGGATAAACGGCATCATGTATAACGCCGGGATGTCTATTGCAGTGCTGGCGCAGGCAGGACAGCCGATCGTTACCCGCGTAGGTTTCAACGCGAATCAGTTCGTGCTGATGAGTGGCAGTGGTGATACCCAGTATTCACCGTTCGCCGTGGTAAATGGCCAGGTATTTATCAGCTCAGCGTTTATTCAGGATGGCACGATAACCAATGCCAAAATCGGCAACTTCATACAGTCCAACAATTATGTTGCAGGGTCGCAGGGATGGCGAATTGATAAAAGCGGAACGTTCGAAATTAACGGCGTGGCTGGAGGGGGGAGAATGTTGATATCCAGCACTCTTATTCAGATTTACGACAGCAACAACGTGCTGCGCGTCAGAATGGGGTTATGGTAATGCCACAGGGTTTACAATGTTGGGATAGTGCAGGGCGTATTGCTGTAGATCTAACTGATTATGCAATCAGGTATATAGGGAGCACTTCTGTGACGTTTGCTGCAGGAGAAACGGTTAAAGACGTTTACTTTTCGGGTATAACTCAGGATGGCTCATTTATAACGATTGTAACGACGGGAGTAACTGTGAATGAATATTACTGCCGCGCTTTTAATGGCGGCTTCACTGCATTCTATTTACCGATCACAGGTAGTCCAGCATTCACTTTCACAGTTGAGGTTTATAACTTTCAATGAGCGGATTCGAAGTTTACAACAGTGCCGGAAAGTTGCTCGTTGACTCACAAAACAGGTCCACCCTTTTTTATGATCAGCGCTCGCTGGGCGCTGTTACGGATAAAGGGTTTTACCGCGTGGATAGCCCGTTTGGAGACGGAAGTACGCTGGGTTACACCCAGCAACAATTCTGGAATGACGGAACATTGCGGTGGCTTAAACTGGATGTAAACAAATATGGTTTACCCGGAGCTGAGCTTCTTGAAGACAATGCAGGCAGCATGATCCGCACGACGAGAAACATCGGAATGCAGAGCGGTTACCTGGATGTTTTCGATAGCGCCGGAAACCTCATATGGAGCGCAGCTTCAGCATCGAAAATGCCCAGGGTTGTTGGCTTCTTTGACGTCCCGGCAAACTATGATCTTCAGAACAATACCTTTGTGTTAAACCTGAGCTTTACCCCGTGGATTCTGGTGAATAACTGCCCAGGAAACCTCAGTGATGATGGAGGGGTAACAGGTTACTCAGGCATTGCTCTGAAGTGGACTGGCACGCAGCTGCAGGGCCGATACATCTCAAAAAATCAGCGCAGCTGGAGCCAGACCCTTCAGGGGCGTGGGTTACGAATCCCCATCGCTCAGTTTGTCGGCATTTGATGCAGGTGGAACGCGGGGATAATGCGTAGCGATCATGTTTTGCCTAACCCCCTTCGCTGGCTCGAACCTGTACACAACATCAAAATTATCTGCTTTTTTATAGCAAATATTACTCAGTCGCTTATTAACATGACGGCTAAAAATACCATTGCTGCTATCTGAAATAACGTTAACTTTCCTTTTTACACAGTCGATGTTGACGTGAATATCACCACCAAGTGATAAGCGTGCTGCATCAACTGGGTAATCCATTTTGAAATTATATTCTCTTTCATGGCCAGAGCAGCCAAACATAAAAAATGTAATGGCTGTGAGTAAAAGACGAGTTTTCATGTAATTCCCTTTTGTTGTTATGGGTGAATTTTAATCTAATGATGTGTTTTTTCTCAAACACAAAAGGGTTTTTATCCTCAAAAATTTGACCTCGCTCCGGCGGGGTTTTTTATTGCCCGAAAGGAGCGCATATGTCTGCAGGAACTATCACCCTGACAAATGGGTCCGCTATTGTTGGCGGTACCGGAACCTCATTCGCAACCGAACTCGCAGCAGGTGACTTTGTTGTCTCTACTGTGGGCGGCGTGTCGTATACATTGCCCGTAAAATCGGTAGAGAGTAATGCGCAACTTACGCTGGTCAGCAACTTTACTGGACCTACTCAAGCCGGGGCGGCCTGGTCAGCGGTTCCCCGTGTGGCGCTGAACATGGTTACTGCCGCGCTGGTGGCGCAAAGTGCTGAAGCGCTGCGTGGACTTAATTACGATAAACAGAACTGGCAAAGCATTTTTTCCGGAACCGGAAATGTAACGGTAACCCTGCCGGATGGAACGACATGGACGGGGCCAGCCTGGAATAGCATTACCACATCCCTTTCAGGCAAGGCGGCAAAAGGTGCAAACAGCGACATCACCTCTCTAAGCGGACTCACTACAGCGCTGTCTGTAGCACAGGGCGGCACAGGTTCGACAACCGCATCAGGAGCTCGCACAAACCTCGGTTTAGGAAACAGCGCCACCAGGGATGTTGGAACAGCTGCGGGAACAGTCGCCGCCGGTGATGATTCGCGGCTCGGCACGGTGAACGGGAAGAGCGGGGGAACGCTGACAACATCATCACTTTTTACATCGGCATATTCGCCTAACGCGGGCAATAAAGTAGGAATGCAGTCATTTGACACTGGCACTATTGGAGGTGTTATTGGCAGGAATTCATTCCAGTATTTTAACGATGCCGGGTATATCGGGGCAAGACGTGGTGGCAGCACGAACATCCAGGACATGGCTATAGGGATAGATAAAGCCAACGGTACATGGGTCACATGGATTTTTTCTGAGGGTGGTAACGCCACGGCTAATAACGGATCATGGGTCAATAATTCCGACCGTCGCATTAAAACAAATATCAGGCAGATAGAGTCTCCGCTTGAGAAAATGAAAATGTTACGTGGCTATACATGGGAACGACTGGATAACGCACCTCCGGGCCAGGGATTTATCGCTCAGGAACTGATGGAAGTGATCCCGACAGCGGTTTTCACTGGTGGTAAGACTATCCTTGATGACGGCACAGAGATTGAAGATACGCTATCGGTAGATGTAGCAGGAGCGGCCGCAGCGCTTCACCATGAAGCTATTCTGGCGTTAATGGTTCAAATAGAAGATTTAAAGAAACAGGTCGAAGCGTTGCAGTCTGGAAGCTGAGGAAACCGCCGCCCATTTTTGCATAAGATGGGCGACGGTTGGTTGCTCAGTGTTCATGCCCGAGCAAACGTCGGGAATATTACCCGAGTAAAATTTAAAGGCCAACCTGGCGAACAGTCGGGAACTCAGAAACCAGCCACATATCGGACTCTTCAAACATTTCCTCCAGCATGCGGTTCAGTTTTTCCCGATCGCTTTTGCTGGCATCGCTATTCAAGCCATTTGCCTGCATCGGCTTCACCTTCACTTCGGCATCAGGGAAAATCTGGTGCACCCGCTTCGTCAGCTCGGCCAGAATGATCTCTCTGGCTCCTTCGAGCCCCTCAACATTTCGCTTGTCATAAACCAGCTCAACAAACATCACGATCCTCCTTGCAAACTTGATCTGCAAAACCAAAAATACTACTGTATATACATACAGTCAATAATGAAGTGAGGGTGCTCTTATGCCTCGTCAACCTGATATCCACGCCGCATTTATAGCGTCAATCCAACAGAATCCAAAGGGCTACCTTTGTCTTAATACAGATAAGTTCATAACTGAACTACGTCAAAGAAACTGGCATTTCAGCCAAGCAGACGCTAACGCATGGATTGAGAGATACCAGCCAGATTTTGCTGATAAGACGAAGGACGGTAGTGATAACCGTTACTGGATATTGCGCAACATGGGGAGGGTTTTCTGATGGGATTTCCCTCACCGGCTATGGATTATCAAGAACAGCGGCTAACCATCGATCTGCTATGCGGAATTGATGGGAACTGCAGAGTAATAGAAACGACGTGTGGCTGGGCTGTGATTAACGTTGCACTAAGACCAGAGCAGGGAGATACGGTATTGGTCAGAATGGATAATAGGAACGAGTTTGCAAAGCTTTACGGGTCAGCATTGATAACTGAAGATGGTGAAGCGATAGAAGGCGACGCGCTGGATGATGTAACTGTATATGGCGTACTGACTCACACCCTTAACATTATAGGGGATGACAAGTTACCCACGATATAACCGGATAACCACTAAACCGCCTTCCCCAAAATAAAAACTAAGACAATGAAAATCATGGATAATTTTAAACGTGAAAACTATAGTTAATCAGCCAGTAAAACAAAGCTAACTGGCTGATTAACAAGGGTTAGTTAGAGGTTGTTGAGCTTTGCTTGTGGAACAGCTCCCTGAACACCGGATAAATATCATCCTGGTCACGGATATGCTGCATGGCAAAATTGTCGAACATCGCCTGCAGATGCTCATATTCTCGCCACAGGGTCTGGTGCGCGCGGCGGGTGATTTCGATATAGCTGTAGTAACGCACCACAGGCAGAATTTTCTTCGCCAGAATCTCGTGACACAGCGGTGAGTCGTCGGCCCAGTTATCGCCGTCCGACGCCTGCGCGGCATAAATATTCCACTGCGCCGGGTCGTAGCGCTCTTTGACCACTTCATCCATCAGCTTCAGCGCGCTCGAGACGATGGTCCCCCCGGTTTCCTGAGAGTAGAAGAACTCATGTTCATCCACCTCCTTCGCCTGGGTGTGGTGGCGGATATAGACCACCTCCACGTTCTTATAGGTTCTGCTCAGGAACAGGTAGAGCAGGATATAAAAACGCTTCGCCATATCCTTGGTTGCCTGATCCATCGAGCCGGACACGTCCATCAGACAGAACATCACCGCCTGGCTAGAGGGCTCAGGGCGTTTTTCGTAGTTCTTGTAGCGCAGGTCAAAGGTGTCGATAAACGGTACCCGTTCGATCTTCGCCCTCAGCTCTGCAATCTCTATACGCAGGCGCTCCTCTTCCAGCAGTTGCGCCGGTTCCGTGTTTTCCACCACCTTCAGGCTGCTCTCCAGCTCGCGCAGCTCGCGACGTTTTCCTGCCGTCATGGCCGTACGCCGCGCCAGCGAATTCTGCAGCGAACGTACGACGCTGATGTTGGCGGGCACGCCGTTGGCGGTATAGCCCGCGCGGTGAGTTTTATATTCATTAAGCTGACGATGCTGATTCTTCTTCAGATTCGGCAGCGCCAGGTCTTCGAACAGCAGGTCGAGATATTCATCTTTTGAAATCTGGAAGACAAATTCGTCCTGACCTTCACCGTCCTGGCTGGCCTGTCCCTGACCGCTTCCTGAACCACCTCCGCCGCCCTGAGGGCGCTCAATTCTGTCGTTCTGAACGAAGTGGTCATTACCTGGGTGTACGCGATGGCGCAGGCCGCCTCGCCCCTGATGAAACATCGGTTCGCTGATGTCATCAGTGGGGATGGAGACAGACTCGCCGCTGTCGACGTCGGTCACCGAGCGTTTGTTGATGGCCTCGGAGATAGACTGTTTAATTTGCGCTTTATAACGACGCAAGAAGCGCTGGCGGTTCACCGTGCTCTTGTTTTTGCCGTTAAGACGCCGGTCAATAAACCAGGTCAT